CCCATGATCCAGCCCCCCACCCCGCTAAAGGCGCTTGAAATTCCGGTCCAGTATTGATTTGATACTCAGCAAGGACGCTAGACCCGCCACCTGTTGTTGTTGAACTTGCGTTAGAAGAAGCTGTTATTGAATAACTATTGTCATTAATAAAGGTAATTTGATATTCGTTATTTAAATCTAAACCAGCCACCGTAGAAGCGCCACTAAATGTCACAAAGTCGTTATTAAGAGCGCCATGAGCGGTGGCAGTTACAACAACCACTGCCGAACCATTTGTGGTTGCGAAAGGGTCTGTACCAAGCTGGTAAGTATTGATGTAGTACTGAGCAACAACGGTTCCACCACCACCTGAAACTGTTGATGTTGCTGCTGTGGTGACCACAATCGTATAAGCATTAGCACTCACTAACGTCGCAATGACATGACGTGTGTTTAATTCTGCGGCTGGTACGCCGCCTACAGCGCTTGCCCCTGTGAAATAAACTAAATCCCCAACTTGAGCACCGTGAGCATTGTCATTAACCGTGACTGTTGTTGACGTATTAGTTGTGTCAAACGGATTGGTAAGTGTCGTGCTGTAGTCTCTTGTTCTGATAGGCGTAACATCGTTATATGCACCACCTCGTTCAATATAATACTTTAGGTTAGTACCAACGCCCATCAGGTTTTCGGCAGCAAGCGTTACCCAATTCCACAAGGCTCGGCAAATACCTAGAAAACTATTTCCGGAAATCCTTTGCCAACCACCAATCTTTTCTGGCGTACCCTGACGAAACCGCACTTTGTCAGAAACATACCAGCCACCTTCGGTGGTATATCGCGTGTTTTCTCGGTTAACTCCGGGTTTGTATAAGATTTTGCTTAATGGCACGGATCACCTCATTAAGGCAGCTTCGGCAGCACGTCGGCGGGTAAGTCCGGGGAGAACTCTTCCGGCAGCTTTGTTCCACAACATGCATTGGTCTGCTGCACCATCCCAGTCCCCCGCATCTATACGTCGTTTAAACGTGGAAACTCGGTAGTTACCTAAGCCACAATTGTAGACCCAGCTAGTCACAGCGGCAATGCGTCTTGGCAAAGCAGTTTGGATCTTAGGTGAGAGTTTAAACAGACCCCGCACAAAGTATTCAACGTGGTGATCCAGCGCATCTTCACACTGCTCTATTGTCCAGATCGTGCCGGGATTAATCTCAGGGCCAGTAGCACCCCATCCAATTGTCCAAGGGTGGCCTCTAGTTCCGGGGTCGGGATAGGCCGTTACTCTTCCATCAGGCAAACGCTTTGCTAGCCCTTCAAAGGGCTTGATGAGTACATCTTTGCAAAACTTCTTGGCTTCATTCACGATTTGTTATATTTCTCAATACTGCGACCAACGAACCAAAACGTAAGCATCATGTTGAGCATGGCGAAATCATCTTCGTCGTAGCTCTTGGTCAGCACCTCAGCCCAGTTTGCGTTGGTTTGAAAAGCAATCGTTAGACCAGCAGCTTTGACAGCCACATATACGCCAAATGCAATCCAAGTAAGACCGGGGCGTGTAATAGCAGTAATGAAACTTGCAAGCCATCCTGCCTCTTTAGCAGTCTGAGCCTGTTCTTTAAACGCCTCTTTAATCGTGTCCATTTGCTGGATAGAGTAGTCAACATACTTCTCCTCCATCTTGAACTCGCCCCGCATCTTCTCCAGATCGGTCTGTAGCTGGAACATGGATAGCTCGTGCTGGCGCTCGTTCTTTTTGTCCAAGAACTTTAAGACTTCAGGAGCAAGCCGGAATAAGCCACCAAAGATGGAGCCAAGCAAACCACCGCCAAGTAACTCAAACATAATTACCCCTTAGCCGTTACGATGTCGGCACCCTTTTTGACCGTTACCTTGCTGCCTTCAACATCAACCTGCATGGGTGGCTCGGCACGATCAAGCTTGTCCAAACGTGTAATGAGATCCTTGATGACTTCAAACTCAGGCTTTTCCTGCTTTGGCGCAGTGCCTGCAATCCCGTTCAGCATTTGGATAAGTGCAGTAAGTGAAGCACCAAGAAGACCCATAACGGCGGCGATCTTTTCGCCTTCAAGGAATAACGATGCACCGACACCCACGAGTACGATCAGGAAGATATAAAGCAGCCCATCTTCGCCAATGGCTTTTCCTGCTACTTCTTTGGCCGAGTCTTGCGCTTTAAGCTCTTCAAGCCGGATCTTGGCTTGCGCTTTGAGTACGGCTAGTTCGTGGGTTTTATCGTCCATCATCAGAACGCTCCAAACATAGCACCGAAGGCATTGCTGTAAGCGTTAGGTATATTTGATATCAAAGCAACGGTTCCGCTTGCATCTGGTAATGTCAATGTGACATTTCCGGTAAGTGTAGTTGGCGTCAATGTTACTGCATAGCTTCCGCTTCCTCCAGCCCGACCTTCTAACTTAACACCATCTTGTGTAGCCGCCTGCCTTACTGTTTGAGCAGCCGTAAATGTTTGAGCTTGATTTAATACAACACCTACGGGCGCATAGTCTGTGCCATTAAAAGCAACAATTCCTGACTGTCCCGGCAAAAACGTAAATCCTGTTTGCCCCGAAGCTTTGATCGTCAGGTTATAAGTAGAGTCTGCGTTAATGACTCGGTAAGACCGGTTGCTGGAAGGCGCTGTGATGGTTGAGTTTGCCGCAAGACTAGATACTTTGATCGTCGCGTATTGTGCCGATGATGCGGCAATATTGGTTCCTGTTGAGTTGCCTGTTGAATTGCTTATCGTTAAATTACCCGCAGAGAAATCCGTACTGGTAAGTGATGTCATCCCGGCGACTGCAATATCTACATATTCCGTCAAGCCATTGTTGGTCGTGTCACCCCAAGTACCAGACTCAGTTCCTGTAACAGGCAGCGGGAGGTTTAAAAGCGTTGTGCGATTAACGGTCATGGTCTACCTCACGTTGTAATTGGCGTCCAGCTTGCCGTCTGGCTACTATTAATTGGCGTCCAGCTTGGTGCTTGCGTTGTCGTTAACGCCTGCCAACTCGCAGTTTGTGAGGTGTTAATTTCTGTCCACATATCAAGCAATCCTCAATACAGCGTTGGTTGCATCATCCACAGGGAATGTGATGAGTAAATTCTGGGCTGTCTTAGTAATGTTTAAACCAAAGTTTAAAACGCACACTGACCGATTGCCGTTCGTGCTGTTATATATTAAAGCGCCATTAGTCGTTAAGGTGACATTCGTGAATGCCGCATTTTCAAAAGACCAATACGCAGTAGTTCCTTGAAAGGACGGGGTAATGTTTGTGAGGGTAACTCCTCCAGCGGAATAATTGGTTCCACTGGAGGACACCTCCCCGGCTGTCGTGTACGCAGTGGTAGAGGCACCGAGATCCGCATTGGCGGTATATAAGGCCAGTTTAAACACATCGCCTGTCCCCGTCGTAAAGTTATGTAGCCCTTGGGCTAACTCCACTTTGAAGCTGGTCGTTAGTGTTTGGATGATTGCCATTAGACCACCTTATCCCGCACCTGACCAGAACGATAAGCGTCCATCCGCTCAAGACCATCACCAAGACGTTTAGCAAGAATGAGTGCCTCTTTGTACTTGGCTGAGATGTTTGCTACTTGATCTGGTTCTGCCTTAAGGAATGTTGAAGCTTCAACCAAAGCCCCATAAAGCAGAACCGAATCAAAGTTGTCGCCAAGCCATGTCGTGGTTGCGTCGTTATTACCGTAAGAAATTGACGTTGGGTAGTAGAAGTAATGCAACTCCACACTATAAGAATCGTCAGGTGTTGGACCGAGAATAAAAGTCAACTCTGTATCTGACGTGGGGTAGTCCGGCCCAAACAAAGCATAACAATAAGGCAAGCCTGTATTCCCCGCGCCTGTTGGTATAGGGAAAGACTCGCGGATAAAGTTAACGTCTTTGTTTAACAGATAGTGATAAGTGCCATCAGCTTCAATGACAGCCAGCGAGTAAGGTGCTAAAAAATCTGTTGGGCATTGCAAGTATCGGTTATTTACCGAGCAATTACCCGTGACGTTTTTTCGCAAGCTAGGAAACTGAATCGTATTAAAGATCCTTTGTTCTGCTTGCTGTGTAAACGTCGTCAGGCTATCTGTGGAAAACGTCGTCTCCAGATAGTCCTGAATCTGAGTTTTTAGCTCACCCCAGTTCACGCCATCGGTCCCCGGCAGATTA